ATCATCGCGAAAAGCTAGAGCGCCACTATGGTTTTCCGGCAGCAAAAAACAAACAGCTAAATTCCTATCCCAGTTTGATTGGGACAACTCCCTTGTAATTGCGCATAACGCCATGTTCGACATGGCTATTCTTAATTGGCACTTCGGCATAAAACCAAAGAAGATAGCTGATACGCTATCCATGGCGCGGGCTATCCATTCTATAGAAGTAGGTGGGAGCCTCGCTGCTCTGTCCGAATATTACGAGCTAGGCAAGAAAGGCACTGAGGTACATGACGCGCTAGGGAAGAAACGGTTGGACTTCACCGCAGAAGAACTGAAAGCCTATGGCGGGTACTGCGTGCAGGATGTGGAGCTTACCTACAAGTTGTTTAACAAACTGAAAAAAGACTTCCCAGTAGTTGAACTAGCTCTTATTGATCTCACTATTCGCATGTTCAGCGAACCACAACTTCGCCTCGACCTAGATGTGCTCAACGCGCACCTTGAAGATATAGTTAGCAAGAAAGAGGCACTACTGTCTAAAGTAGCACACGACAAGAAAAAGCTTACCAGCAACCCACAGTTTGCAGAATTATTGCGCGAATATGGTATCGAGCCTCCCACTAAAATAAGCCCTAGGACGGGCAAGGAGACCTATGCCTTCGCGAAAAGCGACGAAGCCTTCAAAAAACTTCAAGAACACGAAAACCCAGAGGTTCAAGCTATTGTAGCTGCTAGGTTAGGAGTAAGGTCTACTATTGAGGAGACCCGCACCCAGAGATTCATAGACATTGGCAACAGGGGGGCGCTCCCTATACCACTGCGCTACTACGCTGCCCACACTGGTAGGTGGGGCGGTTCAGACAAGATCAACATGCAAAACTTGCCCAGAGGCTCGCAGCTTAAAAAAGCAATGTGCGCACCACGCGGGTACAAGTTTATTGACTGCGATTTGTCTCAGATAGAAGCACGTACTCTAGCATGGCTAGCTGAGGAAGATGACTTAGTGGAGGCGTTCGACAGAGGCGACGACGTGTACAAGATAATGGCGTCCTCTATTTATGACAAACCGGTAGAAGAAATAAACAAAGAGGAAAGATTTGTTGGTAAGACTACAATACTTGGTTGTATTGGTGCCGGGACTAGGGTACTGTGTGAAACAGGGTGGAAGCCGATAGAACAGGTAACCACAGAAGACAGGCTTTGGGACGGAGAAAATTGGGTATGCCACCAAGGATTACTAGAGAAAGGTTTGAAAGAAACTGTGAATCTTTGCGGGAGCTGGCTAACACCAGACCACAAGATATTGTGCGGGGGAAAGTGGAAGGAGACGCAATCAGTGGTGCAAGACGAAAGTACCCTCTACCAAGCATTGGCGACCGGAGCGGCAAAATTACCGTTAGAGGCTTTGTCCGGGGAGTGCGGGGAGGCGTTAAGTCAGTTATCGTCGCGTGCGATTGCGGAGGACCCGAGTACACTATTGACAGACAAAACCTTAAGAACTTTAAGACTACAAGGTGTCCACTCTGCGCTAAGCAAGCTAGCAGTCAAAAACGATATTGGAAATATGCTGAAGCCATGCCAGATGATAGCCACAGGACAAGATTGCTCAACAGACTTTCTTCTGCTATCTCACGGTGCCATAACCCAAGAAACATTCGCCACAAAGACTATGGGGGTAGGGGCATACAGGTTTACCACGAGTGGAGAGAAGATCGAACCAAGTTTCTCGCTTACGTACAGACGCTTGAAGGGTGGGATAACCCGAGCTTGGAAATGGATAGAATCGATAACGACAAAGGGTATGAGCCAGACAACATACGGTTCGCAACCCGAAGCCAAAATATGCAAAACACTAGGAGCATCGAAAAGTTGCAGCAAGAAATTAATGACCTACGATCTCGCCTACGCAGGGCCGAACAATCGCTTCACGATATGGACAGATAGCGGGCCAGTTATAGCTCATAACTGCGGCTATGGCATGGGTGCCGTCAAGTTTAAGGCACAACTAAAAAACTTCGGGGTTGAACTAGAGCAAGAAGAATGCGACCGCATCATAAAAGTATATCGAGATACGTACCCCAAGATACCAGCGCTATGGCGAAAAGCTGGCGATGCACTAGACAACATAATCGCTGACAAGAGCAGCTCTTTCGGACGCCCCGGTATACTTGACGTTGATGGAAGCAGCGGTATCCGCCTACCCAATGGCCTGTATATAAAGTACCCAGAACTAAGAAGAGATGTTGACGAAGATGGTAAAGCAGAACTAGTGTACAAAACCCGCAAGGGTAGGGCGCTTATAGATACTAGGATATACGGCGGAAAAGTTATTGAGAATGTTTGCCAAGCGCTGGCTAGGATTGTTATAGGCGAGCAACTCTTGCGTGTATCTAAAAAGTACAAAGTAGTTATGACGGTGCATGATGCTATAGGCTGCATTGCCCCGGAAGATGAAATAGAAAAAGCCATGCGCTATGTAGAAAAGGTTATGAAGATACGACCCAAATGGGCACTAGACCTACCCCTCGACTGTGAGGGTGGGTTTGGCGATTCCTACGGAGTTTGTTAGCCCCAGCGGGCGGTGGGCAGGTTCAGACATGGCCGAAAACACCCGCAGTATACGACATCGGTACCCTTTGACTTCCTTGAAGCTGGTCTCTTCCCAGTCAGCGTTTAAGGAAGGCGTTCTCTTCCGGTGTGCGTATACCGGCTAGCCCACGCTACGGGCCTTTTAACTAGGAGATAAATATGAACGGCAAAGACCCAGTAATGGTAGACCTTGATCGGTACTTGACCACGCTCGAAGAAGACTACGTAGACCCGTACGAACTCAAGCGTAAACGAGACGAATACCTAGCAGATCGGGACGACTTTATAGATGACGACTATTGATTCTTTAAACGCCTACATACAGGTAAAGAACTCAAGCACGGATACGTTGTTTGCTAAAGGGGATGGGTATTTTTATTTTACAGAAGGTGAAGGCGAGATATTCATCGACTGCCTTAGCAGATGCACTTATCAACAATGGTGCAAAATGATTGACCAATATATACAACCAGACTTTTAGGAAGCGATGATGAGTAATTTAAAAACAATAGTAAGGGGTGCATACGACATCCAGAAAAACAGAATCCAAACAGGCAACCGCTTGGTGGGTAACTTTAAAGCTAAACTTGGGCAAGCACCGAGTGAGAAGGAAGACACGATAGACAATGACGGGCAAAAAATACTTGCCGATCTACGTAAGTCACATAGACTTCTTACCGAAGGTGTAGCTAGTTTTCCAAGGCAGTCTACGTTTAAGGGCGATGAGGTAATCAGTGATTACACTGAGCTGTGCCTAGTAGATAATTACTTAGAACTTGAGACCCAAGAGAATAACCACTTCAAGCGGTTAGGTAACATATTAAAGGGCTACCCTATTTACTCCGAGTTTCTTGAAGGGGTACGTGGTGTAGGTCCTGCTATGGCAGGGGTAATACTTAGTGAAATAGATATTACCAAGGCCGAGTACCCTTCGAGCTTGCACAAGTATGCAGGGTTAGACGTTGCAGGTGATGGGCAAGGGCGCAGCCGAAAGAAAGAACACTTGGAAGAAAGCAATTACGTAGATAAAGACGGTGTTGTCCAAACCAAGAAAGGCCTTACGTTTAACCCATTCCTAAAGACTAAACTTGTTGGTGTACTAGGCTCTAGCTTTGTTAAACAACCTGCGGATAAGTGTAAGTACCGTAAAATTTACGATGACTATAAGCATCGCTTAGAGCACATGGACGCGCACAAAGAAAAGTCCAAAGGGCACAGGCACAACATGGCAGTGCGTTACATGATTAAGATTTTCTTAATTGATCTTTACAACGAGTGGCGTAGTCTTGAAGGTCTACCCGTTGCTCCAACATACAGCGAAGCTAAGTTAGGCAAGGTACATAAGATAGCCGCCTAAGTAATTGGGTCAAAATAACTAAGACAACCGTGGAAGGCGAACGAGTCACAGTAGCCAAAGACAACCAAAATAAGTGAACGGGTCATAGGGGGAAAAGACAACCAGTGTATCCGAACGAGTCATCTAATAGGAGACAACCATGGGCTGCGAACGAGTCACTCACCCATAGACAACCATGAAAGAAAAACGAGTCATAATAAAGAAGACAACCAGTGGTACGTAACGAGTCACTCACCCACAGACAACCACAAGAGAAAAACGAGTCATAGCTGAGTAGACAACCATCTATACAAAACGAGTCCTTAGAGGCAAGACGCCCATAACAGTAAAACGAGTCATAACAAAAAAGACAACCAGTCGTGCGTAACGAGTCAACAATATGCAGACAACCATGGCGCATGAGCGAGTCATCAAATACAAGACATCCAGTACGAAAAAACGAATCAACAGAGGAAATCAAATGAGTGGAAAAGGCAGCAAGCGTAGACCTGTGCTCATCCCCGCTAGAGACTTCGGGGAGAACTGGGCAAAAATCTTTGAGAAACCAAAACAGGAGAAAAAAGAGAATGATAACAGCACAAATGGCGAAGCCAACCGACCCGATGCCAAAGGAGACAGCCCTACAGAAACAGACGGGCGGGACTCACTATAAAGGCATGGCGATTCAACCCGCTGAGTACGCAGAGAAGAATGGCTTGTCCCTGCTGGAAGGTAACGTAGTGAAGTACATAACTAGGTGGAAGCTGAAAGGCCAAGCGCTAGCGGACTTAGAAAAAGCCAAGCACTGTATTGACCTGCTGATTGAGATACATAACGTCAAATGAAAAAGAAAACAAGCACTTTACGCCCTGAAGATAGA